ATATACAGACTTTATCAGTTGCCATCTGTTCCCTAATGAAGTGCGTGAGGGCTGCCGTAAAGAGTGGGAAAGCGATGTTTTCGCAGTTCCTGCCATAGCTGAAAAGATTGCACTATTACAACCCGAATTTAGGGAACTGATAGAAAGTGTTATTGATGCAAAAATAAATGGTGAGGAAATTAGGATTGAGGACTATTAGTATATATATTTGCAATAAATACGGATGCGACCCGTACATTAACTTATTGCCCCTTTGTGTTTACGGTGTGTCGCATACCCGTTTGCATTTAGGGGCTATTTTAATTTAAAAAAAATGGAAGATTACAAAGAGTTTTTAAAGTCGAAGCAAAAAACGCACATTGAAAGCGGCTTCGATGTCCCAGACAAATGGCTCAATCCTAACTTATTCGACTTTCAAAAGTTTGTAGTTAAGCGAGCATTGAAAGCAGGAAAGTATGCCATCTTTGAAGATTGCGGACTAGGTAAGACTTTACAGCAATTAGTATTCGCTGAATGTGCAGCCCGTAAAACCAAGAAGCCAGCTTTAATACTTGCACCGTTAGCAGTAACAGGACAGACAAAACAAGAGGGCGAAAAGTTTGGTATTAATCTTACTAATATTCACATAAACAATTACGAGCAAATAGATAATATTGACTGTAATATTTATGGTTGTATTGTTTTGGATGAAAGTAGTATATTAAAGAACTTTGAAGGAGAAATTAAAAAGAAGCTATTAGAAAAGTTTAAGCACACTCCTTACAAATTGGCTTGTACTGCTACGCCTTCTCCTAATGACCCTATGGAACTTGGCAACCATAGCGAATTTTTAGACGTTATGAGCCGTAATGAGATGCTTGCAATGTATTTTGTACACGATGGCGGCGAAACTGCTAAATGGAGGCTTAAAGGACACGCTACTAAATTGTTTTATCAGTTTGTTGGTACATGGTCGATTATGCTAAACAATCCTAGTGATATTGGTTTTGCAATGGATGGGTATAATTTGCCTAAGTTAAATATAATTGAAAAGCAAATAATTACTCCAGTAAAACTTAACGGCAAGCTTTACAACGATACTGCTATTTCTGCAACTAACTTCAATCAAGAACTAAGAGAAACGAAAAAAGAAAGACTTGATGAAGTTATACAAATTGTAAAAGATAATCCAGATGAAGCATATATCATTTGGGTTAAGCACAATGATGAAGGCGAATATCTTAAAAGACATTTGATTGATGCTATTGAAGTAAAAGGTAGTGATAGTGATGAATGGAAAAAAGACAAACTATTAGGCTTCGCTAATGGTGACTTTAAAATACTTATTACTAAGGCTAAAATTGCCGCAATGGGTATGAACTTTCAGAATTGCCACAATCAAATATTCGCTTCTTTAGATTTTAGCTTTGAAGGTTTATATCAATCAATACGACGTTCATACCGTTTCGGGCAAAAAAAAGAAGTAAACATTTATTTAATTACAACCGACACAATGACTAATGTAAAACAGTCTATTGATAGGAAACAAAAACAATTTGAAATTATGCAACAAGAAATGGCAAAAGCTATAAACGCTAATTTAAACAATGAAATATTAACCAATGCCATATATGACATTGAAAGTGTAGATAATGAAAATTACAAAATAAAGAGAGGTGATTGTGTGCAGTTAATAAAAGACGTACCTGATGAAAGTATTGGTCTATCTGTTTTTAGCCCCCCTTTTGCTGAATTATATACATATTCTAGCCACTTGGAAGATATGGGTAATAGCAAGGATTACAATGAGTTTTTAACACAGTTTTCTTTCCTTACAAAAGAACTTTACAGAGTGATGCAGTCGGGTCGTAATGTTTGTGTTCATTGCATGGACTTGCCAATACAAAAAGGGAAACATGGTTTTATTGGGCTTCGTGATTTTAGCGGATTACTTTTAAAATGTTTTGAAGAAGTTGGTTTTATTTATCATAGCCGTGTTACAATTTGGAAAGACCCAGTAGTAGAAATGCAAAGGACTAAGGCATTGGGGTTACTTCATAAGCAAGTAAAAAAGGATAGCACTATGAGCCGTGTAGGAATACCAGACTATGTAATGATATTTAGGAAAGACGGCGAAAGAGAAAACCCCGTAACTAATACAGATATACCCGTAGACTTATGGCAAAAGTACGCATCCCCAGTTTGGATGGATATTAACTATGGTAATACTTTACAAGGTTATCGTGATGGGCGTGACGGTAATGATGAAAAGCACATATGCCCTCTACAATTAGACACCATTGAAAGATTAATACACCTTTATAGCAACAAAGGCGATACTGTATTTACTCCTTTTATGGGCATTGGTAGCGAGGTATTTCAAGCAGTAAAAATGGGTCGTATTGGGGTAGGTTTTGAATTGAAAGAAAGCTATTTTGATTTAGCTAAAAAGAACCTACTATCCGCTATCGAAAGTAATAAACAACAATCCCTCTTCTAACATGACAGCAAAAGAAAGGTATAATGTTTTGTTAAAAGTTTAGTATATTTGTAGCGTAGTGTAGCACCTACGATTAAGAACTAATTAATGGCTTTAAAAGGGATGGTGTACCTGTTTTACAGGGTGCTATTGCATCATCCACTTTAAGGCTTTTTTATTTTATGTCATCATACGAACTTTACCCGTATCAAAAGAAGTTTAAAGAAAATATACGGTCATCACTTGCTAAAAGTAAAAAAATAATTGCTTGTGCTGCCACAGGAAGTGGTAAGACTAAAACTTTTCTTTCAATGGTTAAAGATGCTTTAGAAAAGAAAACAACCGTTTTAATAGTATCCGAAACATCAAAAATTTACAAACAAATACACGAAGAACAGGACGATTGTATAACCATCGGCGATGGCGTAAAGTTTTTAGATATTGAAGTAGGTAAATGCTACGTTGCAATGGCTCAAACATTAGCACGCAGGCCATTTATAATATCACAGTTTCAAAACTTTGGCTCAAAACTTTTAATCATAAATGATGAGTGCCATGTGGGAACGTCTACGAAATTATTGCAACAATTAACAGATGCCTATCTTATTGGTTTTACTGCAACACCAGACTACCGAGTAGCAAAACATCTACCACTTTTATACAATGATATTGTAATTGGCGCACAACCTCAAGAACTTTTAGAAGGTGGGTATTTGTCACCGTATTACCACTACGAAAGACAGGCAGCGGATTTAAGCGGATTAAAAAAAGATAGCAAAGGCGAATTTTCAGAGGCATCTCAATTTGATGCTTTTAATAAACCGAAAGTATTTGCAGGACTTCACGAAGATTTAGAAAAGTATCACAACAAAAAGACAATAGTTTATTGTGCATCAATAGCGGATTGTGCCGCCTTATCTCAAGAACTTAGAAACGTTGGTTTTGTAGTGTCGGAAGTACATAGTAAAAATGAACAATCAGATATTGAACTTAACCAATTTACACACGGCGATGTTGATATTTGCGTTTCTGTTTCTGTATTAACAAAGGGGTGGGATTTTAAACCAATAGACTTAGTAATACTTAGACGGGCTACTACATCCTTAGCTTTATATTGTCAAATGGTTGGGCGTGGCGCAAGGGTTATGGATGGGAAAGAACGCTTCACCGTCTTAGATTACGGCGGAAACGCATCCCGTCACGGACTATGGAACTTTGAATTTGATTGGGCTAAAATGTGGAATAAACCGCCTAAGAAAAAGAAAGACGGAGTAGCACCGATTAAAGAATGTCCTAAATGTTTTTTGATACTTGCTCCACGTGTTATGACTTGCCCAGAGTGCGGTCATGAATTTCAGTCAAAAGAAAAAGAGTATGTTGAAGGTAAGCTAGTAGAAGTTACAGAAAGCTATAATAAACTAAGGGGTAAATATATTGCAGACCTTACGCCGATTGAACTAGCCGACTACGCTAAGATAACAAATAAGAAAACTTTTGCGATAAGAGTAGCGAAAGCAAAGCAAGATGTCCTATTTTTACAGTCTTTTGCGACTGCAATGGGCTACCATTCGGGATGGGTTAAACATCAAGACATAAGCGAACCACTAGAATTTTACAATATTAAAATTAAATAAATGACTACTTTTCAGCAATCAATAAAAGAATGTGAATACTATTTAGATAACGGAATTTCTATAATCCCCGTAAGAGATAAGCCTCAAACATTTAACGGCAGAGAATATCCCGTAAAGTCTGCATACCCTTGGAAAAAATGGCAGTCGGAAATAATATCTAAGGCAGAGTTACTATACCTTATGACTGAAAAATACGATACTATCGGTTATGGTATTGTAGCAGGTGCAGTAAGTGGAAACTTAGAAATAATTGATGTCGATGTGAAAAATTGGGTTGGAATTGATGCTATGTTATTTGCGGACATTAAAGCAATGTTCCCGCACATATTTGAGCAACTAAGAATAACACAAACGCCATCCAAAGGTTACCATATATTTTACCGTATAAGCGACCACGAACCCGCAGGCAATTTAAAGTTAGCTTGGAAAGAAGATGCAAAAGAGGCAGCGATAGAAACTAGAGGCTCTGGTGGTTATGTAGTTGCTGCAACACAAATGAATTACAAAGTAGTTAAAGATAACCCAATACCAACTATTACTTGGGCTGAAAGGTGTAGTATAATTGCTATTTGTGAAGGGTACAACCAAAAGAAAAAAGTAGCAGCGATAGTACCTACAACCACATCAAATGACTACTACGACCAAAACCCATTCGACCACTTTAACGGTAGTGCAGCAGCGGAAAGCGTACTCACTAATAATGGTTGGAGTTTATGCGGTAGCAGTAATAACTTTATTTGGTTTACCCGTCCAAATAAAACATCTGGCATTTCTGCATCATTCAACAGACATAAAAGATGCTACTACATATTTACCTCATCAACAGACCTTGAACCGTCGAAAGGTTATAACCCTGTTACATTATTATCAATACTAGAACACAAGGGTGATAAAAAGAAAACTTACGCTTGGCTTTGTGATAATGGCTATGGTATCATAAAAGAAAAAAAGCAAAAGATACTAGCGCAAAATGCAGCCCGTAAAGGATACACCCTTCCAAAGAATGTAAGCGAAGAAACTAGGCAACTAGCAGTAACTATACAAGGCGAATTACAAGAACTTCACCCACACGGCACTTTTTGGGATTATGACGAAGATGGGAAAATGACTATCAACAGAGAAAAATTAATGCTAGTATCTAACTATTTAGGCTTTCGTTATTACAAAGGAAACGTAGTTAGAATAGTATCTTATCTTATTCATAAAATAGAAGAAAGGGAGTTTCAAGATGTACTGAAAGAATACATAAAAGAACCCGATAATGAAGAATGTATTTCTATTTGTAACGCTTTGGAGGCTTTCTTGGAATCACACGGCAAATACACAATGAAACGGCTTTCAATATTGGCAGAGGATACAATATTGAAGGATACCGAAAAAACTTGTTTTAAGTTCTTCTTAAACGGTTACTTAGTAATAGACGCTACATCAATTAGTTTCCTTGAATACGATGCTTTAGAAATGCTTATATGGGCTGAAAAGTTACAGCAGCGCAACTACAATAAAGGTGAAGGCGGAAAATATGTAGACTTTTTAAAGTTAGCAATAGGCGAAGAATATATAGCACACACGCAGCGAATACTTGGTTTTCTTTGCCATGAATACAAGGACGAAACAACAGGTTATATAATTGTTTTAACTGAGCAATGCCGTGACCCTAGAGACGGAGGCGGAAGTGGTAAAAATGTATTTTGTAGCTTGCTAAAACATACAACTTCTTACACTTCAAAGCCGGGCGCACAAACTAAATTTGATGAAAAGTTTTTTCAATCTTGGAACGGGCAAAGAATATTTTGCATCAGCGATGTGCCTAAAAATTTCGATTTTTCTTTTTTGAAAGAACCATCCACAGGCTCATTTATTTGGAAGAAACTTTTTAAAGATGAAGTGGAAGTTAGCAACGATGAAGCCCCTAAGTTTATGGTGCAGACAAATTACAGCTATGAAGTAATAGACGGCGGATTAAAGCGTAGGATAATTCCTATTGAGTTTACAGACTTCTTTACTAAAAAAGGGGGCTTGGATGTGCATTATAATTGCCACTTCCCCAAAGGATGGAGTAATGAAGATTGGGCAGGGTTCGACAATTTTATAGCACAATCAGTACAACTATGGCTAAAAGGTGGCAAGAAACTAACTGCACCTACGTTGACTGAAGGCGGATGGCTTAAACAATTTGAGCAAACATACGGCTCAATAATATTTAACTTTATAGAGCAAAACTTTGACCATTGGTGTGAACGTGTAGAAATAAGCAACGATACCTTTAAATCTTATTTAGAGGCTTACTATGCCGAAAACAACACGCCTAAGCAATACCAACCTTCAACACAGCGTATTAACGCAGCCATCAAAGCGTATGCAGAAAAAAAGAAGGTTGATTATAGAAGTGATTTGCAAAAAAGGGATAACGGAGTGGTGGTAAAATACCGTTTATTTAGTGTTGAAGTACCATTTTAGGGACATTGTATCGAGTTTTCTCGTTACTATTTGGCAGTTCGTTACATTTTTCGTTACGCCAAAACCTTTGCTACTATTGACTTTTATAAAACTGTATCCCTTATTTATTCTTTTTTTATATTATTGTGTAAGAAAAAATAAATAGTAAATAGTAAATGTTTAATACAAACACAAATATTAATTATAATTTTAGTTTTATATAGAGTAATAATAAAACCATTTTTTTCTCGTTACTTTCGGTACAATTCAATGATAGCAAAGGTTTTAAGCAAATTAACATTTCGATACAGTAACACATAATCTCGTTACATTATGACTAAACAAGAATTTATTACCACCATTTACGCCAATGAAAACCAATTTACAGCGGCTGTACATAGTTACATCAACCACAATTATCCTACAATGAGAAAGTTTTACTTTCATATTCCTAATGAAACAGTAGGAGGAATGAAAATAGTTATGTTGCGTAAAGCAATGGGAACGTTGAACGGTGCGCCTGATTTTGAAT